GGATTCCCGAGGCGTTGATTTGCTTCAGTACAACCGATGCCGCACCGGCCGAGCCCCAGGACGCGACGCCCGTATTCTGGGTGTACGCGGCCGGCGCTTGGGCGTTACCGACACCTGACATGACGCCCGCAGGAATATAGATTCGCTTGCGGAGCCATTCGATTTCGCTGTCTCTAATCACTGTTGTTCCTCAAGCCCGGCGCAGGGACCAACCCGCGCCGGGCCAGTTCGAGGTTAGGCGACGTACACGAACATCACGGTCACCTTGCCCGCAGTCGACCGGGTGGCGCCGTGAGGTCCAGTTGTCGCGTCCCAAGACATCGCCGTGTTAAACGCCGGCGCGCCGGGGAAGGTGAAGGCCTGCATGGTGCCTAGCGTGACCGCCAGGTCGTAGCGCTCAACCGTGGTACCAAGCGTGACGCCAGCCGCCGCCGTGTTGAAGATCTGAACCCAGGTGTCGGCGACGTCGTTGCTGTCGACGACGCAGCCGATAAGCTGACCGGTTAGTGCGGCGGTGATGACGTTGACCGAGGCGCTGTTGGCGTTCGGGACGAGCACCTTCGCCGAGAGCGATGAAGGAAGATCGGTTCTAGCCAGAATCGCCTGAACCGCCCAGGGGAAGTCCGCGACGCCCTGCTGCTGACGGGCGTTAGCTCCAACGAACGCGCCGCCGGCGGCGGCGTTCAAACCAACGAGATTTTGAATCAGGTTCACAATCCCGCCGATGTTTGCCACACTCATTTTGTAGTCCTTTCCCTCAGTTGATCAACGGCTCATACGAGGGTGTCGGAGCCGTTGGCAAGCGGACTGGCGTTCGCACAGCCGCTTGCTGGTTACTCAGGTTTCTTTGGTTCGCCGTAGGTGCCGGCGAACGCGCCGTCGCCAGACCCTGGATCAGGTATCGTGAGCGGATCGTTACGCATCGCGTGGTACACCTTCTTGACGGGCTTGAGCGCGCGGCCGAAACGATCCTTGGCGCCGAACTGCCGGTCGGGACCGAGAAGGTCTCGATCGACGAGCTCTAGCCGGTTGACTTCCTCCTCCGTAAGCGGATCGCACGGAAGCCCCAGGTCAGGACAGCCGAGCCGGTACGAGGAGTACAACGTATCCGGCTCCTGCTTGTACATGCTGTGATGAATGATGACCCGAGCCGGGCCAAGCGGAACGCGTAGCTCGTCCACGATGACTACGGTATCTCCACCGTAGTACGCCGTGTACGGCACAGGCTTCCCGTTCTTGTCTCGGACTCTATTAACCAGCTTCACCGTGGCTTCGAAGAGCGCCATCATGCACTCCTTAAATACTCGATACCGCGCAAGAGAAGGTCTTGACTGTCGCCTGCGTGGCCGAGCATCGTGTTACACGTCCGGCACAGCAATCCACGGACACGCCCAGTCTCGTGGTTGTGATCGATTACCAAAGTCTCGGCCGGACGCCGGCAGATCTTACAACGGCCGCGCTGACCACGGCGCATCTGCTCGAACTGTTCCGGCGTTATACCGTACTTTCGCTTGAGGTGATTCCGACGCAGTGTTGCTAGATAACGGTCTCGATTTCTCTCAACCCAGTTGGCATGAGCCTTGGCGTACTTTTCCGGATTGGCTTCCCGCCAAGCCTTGTTCTGAGCCAGCTTTTGCTTACGCCGGCGCAAGTACCGGGCTCGATCGTATGCTCGCTTCTCCGCGACGGTCATAATCTACTATGCCAAAAAAGTCAATGAAATCACTACTCTACATGGATGTTGGTGACGTTCACATCTATGCTGTCCCAGCGCACGCACTTGTTCGGCGCGTCGAGGAACAGGTTGTCGTAGATGTAGAACAGCCCCGTCGCGACGTGAGTCGAAGTCGACGGGAGCAGGACCGAGCCTCCCCAGTCTTCGAACTTGCCCGGGATGACGGTGTACCTGACCAGCGTCGACTTGTCGATGCCGAGCAGCACGCCGTACGGGAAGTTGTAGTCGACCAGGATTGGCACGTTCGACCACACGATTGTGGCGCCGAGCTTGCCCGCCGCCGAGCCGGCGTCGAACTTGAAGCCGGTCGCGCTCGCATCGGGTTCCGCCATGTAGCGGAGGTCGCCCTCTCGAAGGGCGATCAGTTGCCGGCGAACGGCCTGCTCGCACAGGAAGGCCTCGATACGGCCTCGACCGCGCGAGTACGCCACGTCCACACCCTGTTGCAAGATGTCGGACGACAGCGCGCCCGTATTCGCGAAGACGTAGCTCTTCGCCACGTCCCAGGTGCCTCGGGCGATCCCGAAGTAGTCCGAGACGTAGGTACCGTCATCGACCTGGCCGAGCAGCCCCATCGGAGGCTGGTTGTAGCTCGTGTCAGCGATATCAGTGATGGTGCTCGCCGAGGCGCGCACGAGGATGTCGCCATCGTTGAAGCTGATCGAGTTCGCAGCCAGCTTGATGTAGCTGAACGGTGCGGTCTGAGTCGAGTCAGTCACGCCGGTAATGGTGAACGGAGTGCTCGCCACGATGGCGCCGGCACGAAGCGCCGCGACGATCTGACCGACCTGGAAAAACCGCGTGCTGTTTGTTACGTTCGCCGGCATCACCACACCGCCTGGGTCTTTAACCAGGAGCGAGGTAACCGACGCCTGGGCACCCGAGACTCGGCCCAAGATGTCCGCACCGAAGTGGCAGACCGCCTTGTTCCGAATGTCGGTCAGGTTCTCAACCAGGTGGTCCATGACGTACGACAGCGTCCGAACGAAGCTGCCGCGCGAGGTCTGAGCCTGGTCGATTGCCTCTTTGGTGATCTGGAAACGGGCGACGGACTTGCGGAACGGGATCGTGTAGAACCCGCTCTGCTCGGCGGCAGGAGTAGGAAGCTGACGTCCCTCACCTACGTACCCGATGCCCGCGTGGTCCCTACGGAGGTGGGCCGGGATGATTACCCGGCGTCCATCAGCCGACTCCACATCGCCCTCGGTGTAGAGGTCGAGTGCGGTCGTCTCCGTATGGACGAGTTCAGCGACGTAGTCCTCGTACTCGTCCTTCAGGAGGGGATTCACTGCAGCAAGATCGATAGCCATTTCTTACTCTCTCGTGTGCTACTGGGCTGTGGCCGGGCAGTAGGTAGGGGGTTACTCTTCCTCGCGGTTGCTAACCTTGTCGAGCCAGCGGTTGACCGCACCTTTGTGGAACTCCGCGCGTTGCTTCGGGTCGCGGTAGTTCGGACGAGCGTTCTCCTTGTTCGCGTTGCCGGTTGCCCCGGGTTCGGCGGAGCCGCGAGGTGGCGCCTTAGGGAAGGTCCGCGTCTGCAGACGATCCGCGTTGCGCGCGCGCCGCTCCTGCACGTAGGGATCAGCAAGCTCCTTGAAGATGTCGTCCACTACAGAGACGTTGCCTTGCAGAAACGCCCGCTTCAGTTCCGGCTTGCTGTTGATGATCTGCGTCACCGAAACCTCGAACGGGAACACCATCTTCGCCAAAGCTTCTGGCGTTTTGGCGGTGAAGCCGAAAGTCTTCGCAGCCTTGACAATACGATCATGCGCCTGCGTGTTGATGTTGATCACACGCTCGGCGTGAAGCATGTCGATGCTCTTCGTAAGCTGATCGACCGCATCGGGATTGTCCCGCATGATCTTCATCAGGTTGTAGAAACCCGGCGCCGCATGCTTGGAGACTTCCATCAGGTCATCGAAGACCGCGCCGTACGCCTTCGTGGTCTTGTCGCCCTCATCGCCCGAGAACGCTTTGACCATGCGGTCAACGATCTTGATCTTTTCAGACATCCCCGCGAAGTCATCGGGGAGCTTGGCAAGCTTTGCCTCGGCAGTACCGAGCTTGGTAGTTAGCTCGGTGTACTGCGCACGAGTTAGCTCGATCTTGTCTTCGGGTTTTGGCTCTGGCTTTCCTTCGCCCTCGCCCCTGCCCTCTTCAGAACCACCGCCGCCGGCACCCTTACCGAACTGCTCCCAAGGGTTGCCTCCACCGGACTCGCCTTCGTACAGCATTTGTTCAAACCTCTCCGTTGTTCACGTCGTGAACGTTCAGGTTACTTGGACTGCGATGCAGCCGGCTCAGGTTTTGGAACTGGGGCCAAAGGCGCCGTAGACATCGCCGAAAGCTGGCTCTCAACAATGCTCATGCGCTTGCGAAGATCTGTGATCGCGTCGGCTTGCCGGTCGACGGCGCCTTCGAGATCAACCTGTGACGGCCGATCAGGATCATCCCAGCGAGGATCGCGCTCGGAGTCCATCACTTGCCCTCGCGGTGCTTGTACTTCGCGAACTCGCCGGTCTTGCCTACCATGCCTTTGACGTTGCTCGGGTTGGCCGCGTCGGCCCACACCTTGCGCGCGCCGTAGTCACCCGGCGAAACCAGGTTCTGCTTGCCGGTCTTCTTCGGACGCTTCAGTTCGACGCCTCTCTGTCCCATTGGTTACCTCGCTCGCTGTTCTGCGGCATCAGCCGCGTGGCGGGCTTTCTCGTCCGTCGACATAGGCGCGAGAGCCCGCAGTATCTCCGCCGCCTTGCGGCCTTTCGCCGCCACCTTCACCTTCAAACGACTTTTTTCGGTCTTCCCGTTATCTTTCGATTTCTGTGTTCCCACCAGGTCAATAGCTCCTTTGCACGTTCACGACGATCAATCCTGCAAGCCAATCGGTACTCAGAACATGCCGCCCATGCGGCCGGGCATCACGCCCATCCCGCCCGCTTTCGGCACAGCGCCCTGTCCACTGGCCTCTTGCTTCACCATGCGCGCCTTACGGCGCGGACCTCTGGACTTCTTCGCCATCGTGTTCTTGGCTGCGCCGGCGGCTTGCTGCGCAGCCGAGCCGCGTCCGCCAAAGCCTCCGCCCATGTCCATTCCACCAGGTCTCATCGTCCGACTCCCATCCCGCCCATGCGTTTGTTTTTTGTTGCGTAGAAGACTTTCTCGCCCTTCTTATCGCCATACTCCTTAGCCATCGCGGCGTGTGCCTTTGCCGCCGAGCCCTTCTTGCCGCCGAATGCTTTGTCGTACTTCGAGAGCGGCATCAGGCGAACCGGCAGAGACTAATCTTGTCTGGATCGTTGTACATCTGCGAAGCGGTCCAGGCAGGGTTGACAGGAGCGAGATGACTCCTGTCGGTGCAAGGAAGGCCACAGCGCGGGCAGCGCGGCAGCGATGTCGAGACAGCAAGATTCATTGCTCTAGACATCAGTGGCTCTCCTTCGGCGTCTTCCAGTCGCCGCGACCGGTGTCGTCACGAACGGCAGGAGACTGCTTCTTGGCGTAGTCAGGCTTGCCGGCGCTGTAGTGATCGTCGGGAATTCGATGCCGCGCCGCCTCCTGGTGCCCGCCGCCGAAGTCTTTCGGCATCGACTTCGCTAGACCTTCAGCCCGTGTCGCGGCTGCTTTGACCCAGCTAGGGGTGCCGACGAAGGTCTTGTGACCCGGCACGTTCTCCTGAAGCTTTGGGAAGCCGCGCTTCGTGATCATCTTCGATGGCCGGTCACCTTTTGGCGTGTTGCGACGACCGGTGGCGTACGTGTCTTTGTCTCTGTTCCTGTTGTTCGACATTCATGACCCCAATGTCCTGAGTTTGCTTCGATCCGACTTCGGTCCCGTCTCAGGCGTGTGAACGGAGTCGGTTTGGCCCGTCCACTCCCATCTCCTACCACTCCATCGCAGCACGGCGTGCCCCGAAGGCTCGATTGGGTCTTCGTCCTTGAGAAGCACATCATCAGGGGGCGCCGTCATCACAGCTTTGATGCCGCCATTGAGCAGTGCGCGTATCAGCCGAATGCCGCGCGAGTGCGTGACTACGACAATCGGTTTCCCAAGCTTTCGAGCGAACTCGGTGATCTTGACGAATGCCGAAACGAAACGCTCAGCGAACTGTGCGTACGACTCGCCGCCAGGCACAGGCTCTGTCTTTGCCTTGAGCAGGCGAAGAAGCTCGGGCTTGATCTGCTCGACGGGCCGGCCGGTCAGGTCGCCAACGTTCCAAGGACGTAGCTCCATCATCGCTATAATCTGAACGCGACGTGGGATGGCGTCATCAATGATCTCGGCGGTTTCCCGTGACCGCGACAGGTCCGACGTGAAGATCACGGCCGGCGCATGCTCCGCGATGTCTTTCGCTAGGCCTTTGGACTGATCAATGCCTAGCTGATCAAGCGGAATGTTTTGCCAGCCACGAATCCTCTCGACGCCAATATTCAGCCGAGTCCTGCCGTGGCGACATAAAACGATCTCAGGCGCGCTGGGTCTGTTGAGGGCTGGCATTCTGTCCCGGCTGCTTGGGCTGAGAGCCTGTGCTCGCGTTTCCGGCGGCGCCTTGAGTAGGCATGCCCGCAAGCTCTAGGAACATCTTCGACGCAAGCTGATCCTGTTGATGCTGCGCCATGTGTGTGTAAAAGACTTCCTGGCAGAACTGCGGAAGCATCTTGAACTCGTCGGTCATCGCGAAGCGGCGATGAGTAAGGAAGTGAACCGCGTGCTCATCGACTAGCGGGCGCACCATAATCGGCATCTCTGCCATCGCGCCGTGGATGTCCTGAACAACCGGGCTGTGCTCCATCGGCACATTCGGATCGAGATGCCCGGCGCCCGCAAGTTTATCGCGCAGCTTCTTCGCCCACGCCAAGAAGTCGGCGTTCTCTTTGTACGCCGCTTTCGTGTCCGCTTCTACACCCGGCAGGAGATTTTGCATCCCGGTGTCCTGGAGAATCTTGACAACCTGTGCCTGGTCCTTGAGGTTCAGTATGCCTAGCTGGCCGAGTTGAATGTACGTCTGGAGCTTCTGAGACTGCGTCCTCGGCCGAGTCGAGCCGGCCTCGACCTGGATGTCGACGCCATCGGACCAATCGGCGCCCAGGAACTCCTTGAACGTCCACGCACCTAGCGCGTCGCGCACGGCTTTGACACGGGGCGTTTTCGCGTTGCCGCGCCAGATCTCCAGCGACTTCTTGCCTAGATCTTCGTAAGACTCCTCAAGGTTGCCAAAGACAGTAGCCCATCTTCCGAACCCGCGATCCGCAAGAGTTTGCACAGTACCGACAGGAGTGCGAGTGCCAATAGTGCGGCCCCGAACAGCATCAAACGCTCCCGATAACTCATCGAAGCTCCTTCGCACATCCTCGATATACTTCTGCAAAGACTGCGGCGCCTCGGAGCCCGCGACCTTCTCCGGCTTCATCCCACTGACCGGCGTGTACTCGATCTGAATGCCGATCTCTCCCGTAATTCTGGTCGGGTTCGACATCGTCGGAATCAACCAGACGGGGTTCGCCATACGCGCCATAATAAGCGTGAACAGCGACTCGGCTTTGTTGAGTTGATACTGCTTGGGAAGCAAATCATCCGCCGGGGTGTAGCCCCAGGCTCTACCGCCAACCGTACCGAAACGGAAGTGCGTCAGCGGGAAGAACTTCTTACCGGTGCCGCGATAACGCCAAGGGTAGGGAGTATGCTTCTCAAGCAGCTTGCCGTTCGACGTCATCACGATGTAGCAGCCGTCCGGGTACCGCTTGTTCTTTTTGCTGAACAGCCGGATCACGGTCAGGCGATTCTCGCGATCCATCGCAGACATTGCGGAGAAGGGAATACCGATGCCAGGCGCGGCGAGGGTGCCAGCCGTTTGTCGTAGCATGCCGGATTGCGTGGTGTACCCTTGATCGGGAGCCACTGTGTAGCCCCATAGCATCTGCACCTGTTCGACGGCGTAGCTCTCGATGAGCATGATGTGCGGCTGCTCCTCAAGCTCCTCGATCACCGGGTCCATGAACACCTCGAACGGGCTCTTGGTGCGGAACTCGATTCGGCCGCGCGCGATCATCGAGAACTGTTTCTCGGACTCTACGATCTGGTTGCTGCCGCAGCTAGGACACGCCGGCGCATCCGTAGAGATCTGTCCCGCTTCGGCTTCGTAGTTGCAGGCCAGGCAGTGATCGTACGGCACGGGATCGATGCCGTGCTCGGGGGCGTCGTCCCACACGACTTCGATGAACCCGTTGCCGGTCGTCGTCAGCCAATCGAGGTTTCGGTTCTTGGCTCGACGGAAGTTGCCTTCCTCTAGAATGACTCCGAGGTATTCATCGGCAGCTTCTGCTGCCGCAATAGCGTGCGGATCATCTCGCTGCGGTAGTCCAACGAAACGGGGCTCGTGCTGGGCAAGAGCGGACTTGACCGTATCCAGAGTGGATCGGAAAAGGTTGGTGACGGGAGTTGGAACGGCGGGAGAGAGCTTTCGCTGACGCCAGCGACGGGCGTTGGTGTCATAAACAATCCATTGGATGCCGAGGAAGTAGAGGATGTTGCCCCACCAGTTACGCTCGATCAGCCACCGACGCTTGGCGAGTCGTTGACGAAGCTCTTTGATAAGCTCCTCGTCTTCGGCCGTCGCGTTAGGCGCGTCCTCGGCCTGGTGCTCGGACTGCGAGCGCTTGCGGGTGTTATCCGCTGGTGTGTTGGCGTTGGAGACCCGTTCAGCCATTATGCGCCTGTCGTTGTCATCTCACCCTGCTGTGCCGAGGCCTCGTCCATCTTCTTCGCGACCGCTTCGCCGTCTACGACTTCGCCGTCCTCGGGGGATTCGAACTCATCCGGAAGCTCTTTGATCTCCCGAAATGGGTCGTCGTTGAACAGGTACTGCATCATGCTCTTCGATTGCTTCGCGACAGCATGGGCGGTCTCGGTGTCTTTACGGACGAGCGTCAGCGTCTCTTCAAGCGATCTGATCTGCGAGTCCTTGAACAGCAAAGCCTGCGTCGCCATCGCGAGATCGTGCTGAAGCGCCGTCAGCGACGGCTTGAGGGCGGATAGATCTTCGTTCGTTTTGAGGTAGCGTTGCTTCCACTGTGAGCGAGACTCTTCCAGCTTTGTGATACGAGTTAGCGCACCTTCGTGCTCGAAGCCTAGCTTCTCAAACTCGGTACGGCATTGATCCAGCGCGTCGTTGACACTTGTGTTGGCTGCTCGCAGCTGGCCGACTTGCCGTATCAGCGTAGCGAACCTTGACCATGGCCAGATCACGACGGTAGCTCCACGCGAGACCACTCACGCAGTTCGTCGCTCGGTGTCGTCACTAGAAGCTTGATCACCACAGTTCGTCCTCCTCCGAACGAAACTTTTCTTCGACGTCTTCTGTCGACGTTATGTCGGCGTTGAACTCGCTCTCGTCGTATCCGCTCGTGACGCGGGATTCACGCTGATGCGGAAGCTGGACCAGAACCTGTTTCCAATACCGCTGCGAGTCCTCGTCGGCGGCTTTGGAGATGAGGAATGGTGCCTGCACTCCTTGCATTGTCACGGCATTGACTCTCGTCGGCACCATCGCAAGGGCGTACCCGCCAGCGTCTACGGAGTGGTACTTCGACTTGGCGGCGATCTTCATGGGCCGCATCGAGCCGTCGCCAGTTCGAAGCCACTGACCGGCGATGCGATAGTCAGGCGCCTGCCGAATGAGATGCTTGCAGTTCGTGCTGACCGTCAGCCCGCGTTTGGTCATGATCGTGAACAGCTGAACACGGGCCCACTCGTCGCCTGAACTCGGCTGCGCCGGAATGCCCGACTTGACGTAGAACGCGGCGATGTTGATGTGACCTAGCCGCCGCGTCCGCGCAGCCTCGTGCCACGCGGTGTGGTCCATCGACCAGCCCTGGAGCTTGTACGGGTAAGAGAGCTTGATCATGGCCTCGGCGTGCGTCTCGATTTCGCGGCCCTCGTCCCAGTACTCCTGGTAGAAGTGCGGGGCGTTCGGCATGATCTTGCCCGGCTCCTCGTTGTTGTTGTCGTCTACGAACGTGACGTCGAAGGGCTCGGGGTCAGGGTTCGCGGCGACCCACTCGGCGCAGGTCACACCAGAAGACTTCGCGGGATCGATACCGCACCAGCGAGGCCAGTGCGCCGGGACTTCGAACGGCTTGACCTTGCGGAACTTCGGGATCAGCATGGCGTTGCCGGCGTTCATCTCAGCCAGGACGTACCGAGACTGCGCCTCGGGCGACATCTGACGAAGCTGAGCCCTGGCGCCCTCGTCTAGATGCGGATTGTCCCAGGAGATAGTGCGTACCAGACGGCGTTGAGCCAGGGGATCAGACGACCTGGTATGCGGAGGCTCGTACGTAAGGAACCGCCTCCTGATCCAGTTGTCGCCTTCGTCGTTGGCGACTCCGAGGATGTGACGCTCGTTGGGCGGAGCGGCGCTGTACCGGGTGCGCTGAAGAAGAAGCTCGTACAGCGGGAAGTACTCCTCAAGCTCCTCCATCTGATCTATGAAAATCAGCGAGTACTCGACGTTCTTGAATCGATCCATCGCGGCAGAAACCGACGTCGTTCCGTACAGGCCAGCGAAGAAGAACTCGGAGCCGTTCGTCAGACGGGCGTAGTTCGTTCGCTCGGTGTAGTCCCATACTTTCGGCTTGTCTTTGTCGAAGTACGAAAGCAAGCCTTTCGATTTCACGATCTCGAAGAATAGCGGCTTCGGGTTCTTGAAAAGCTCGTCCTCGGTGGAACGCGCTATGAGGATCTTCGCGTTAGGGAAACGAATCGCGTGACGAATACAAGCCACGCATGCGGCGTAGCTCTTCCCGCCGCCCATGCCTCCCACAAAGCACACCTCAAACTCGGGAGCCAGAATGAAGTCCACCTGTTTCGGGTTGTGCTTATCACCGAGAAGATGTCTGAGCGTGAAAGGGTCTTTGACAGAGACAGCGCCGTCGTCACGTCGCGGAGACATTCATGCCGCCAGCGGCAGCGAGTTTCTTCTGAAGTGCGGTCTGATCGTTCATCGTCAGACCAGAAGAAATCGTCGGAGCAATCGCCTGCGCCGAGTACGGACCGAGGATTGGAGACGCGAGTGTTCCCGCAGCGGGCGACGGGGCCTGCTGCGCATCGGCGGCGGAGACGGTGCCTTGCTGAAGCGTCGAGCCTTGCGGCGCCTGCTGCTGCGCCTGTGTGGTGAAGTCGTAGTAGCTGGGGGCGCGGAAGTACGGCGTCGCGCGCTCCTGGTGCGGAGGGTTGCCGAGGCTGCTCATACAGTACCCGTTCCGACGCCCATGCCGCCGGATGTGCCTCCACCGGCGGCGGCTTGTTTGATGTAGTCCTGGATGGTGAGCCCTGAACTCGGAGTCATCGTCCCGCCGGTGGGAGCACTCGGACCAGGGTTCATCGTAACCGGCGAGCCGGTTGTCATGTTCGCGCCACCGGACGCCGTGGGCGCCTGCTGCGCCGGGTTCTGCACGTTCGAGTTGTAGATGTTGGTGCCGCCGCCCGGACCGCCGCCCGGACCGCCGCCCGGACCGTAGCCGGCGCCCGGCATCATCGAGCCCATCATGGTCTGCATCGCGGTCATAGGACTCGGCAGGCCTAACGGCGCGCCGGGATTCATCGGAGTTGGCATGCTACCCATGAAACTGCCCATGCTACTCATGTGGGATGTCGCTCACTGCTCATGCGGAATGTCGTCCTTGAATGTTGGGGATTTCGAGCCGGGCTCGACGCTGGCATCAGGGAGCGGGATGCCGAGCTTCTTGTAGATCTCCACGAACTCTTTGATGGCTCGGATTTTCTCGCTCGGCCGCTTCGAAGAGACGATGACGTCGTTCAGTGCTCGGATGTGCGAGATCAGGCTGTCGCGCATCAGGACTTTGATCTCGGTGGTGTCGTCGAGCGCGGCCTTCGCTTTCTCGGCGAGATGAATCCGGATGCGCTCGTCCCACTTGTCGGCGGCACGCCAGTACTGAACCGTGTGCAGGACGACGCCTAGCTCTTGCGCAATGGATCGGAGACTTCTCCGGGTGCCGTCGGCGTTGCCGGTGAAGTAGAGGGCGAAACCTCTCGACCTTCTGCTTTCCGTTTCAACAGTTTGGGGCGGTGCAGGCATCTCTCATCTCCGAAAGCATTCTGAGTCGCGCGACGGCCTTCGATCTACGGACCCTGGTCATGACACCAGGGGGCCGGATTCGCTTACGTTTTTCACGCGCGATGTCGATGGCCGACGGGATGTTTTTTTGGTCATTCATGCGAGGGGTGCCGGCGGGGTCGAGACGCCTGCGCGTGGGGCCCGCCCCCCTTCACCTCACCATCGCTCGCGCCGAAGGCGCGCCTACGATCAAGTGTTAGGTGCGCCTAATGCGCGAGGTTAGGTGCGCCTGACCTAATGGGCAATCGTGATGGCGAGCGGGCGGTGGGCGATATGAGGTGCGCCTAACATCGCGAGGTAGGTGCGCCTAACGTGCGAGCAGCAGCAGCAGCTGCACGCTCCAGTATCACGACGTGATACGAATACATCACGCCGTGATATTAGGTGAGCCTACTGCCGCGAGGTAGGTGCGGCATGTTGCGAGGAAGGTGAGCCTAACGTGCGGGCGGGCGCGATGCGTGCGTGCGTGCGGAGGACGACCACACCCGACACGCACGCAACTCATACGTGTACGTCACGAACCACACCGATTAGAAACGATTCGAGAAACGATTCGAGAAACGATTCGAGAAACGATTCGAGAAACGATTCGAGATCATCACGCAGGCCGCTTGCACGAGCCGCCGCGTTTGTTGCTGCTACAACGGTACGAGAATCCTTCGAGACATCGGCCGCACCAACTGTCGCGACAACCGCACGCAAAGTTCTCGGCCTCGACAAAATGATTCAACGCGTGCTCGTCGTGCTCGTCGTGCTCGTCGTGCTCGTCGTGCTCGTCGAGCCTCAGATCATTCACGAGTGACTCCTCGTTGCCGTAGAAGTCGCTCGCACGCACAGTCTGCAGTAGAGATCGCTCGCGCGGTAGCGAACATGCCCGGCCACTACGACGCCCTCAGGCCTCGTATCACTCGTCTTGCACCGAGGATCGCCGTTGTCGACGTTCACGACGGCGGCGCACACTCCGTTGTCAAGCACGAACGTCTTCAACGTCTCGCTCATCGCCATCGCCTTCACACCTCGGCCTGTACAAGCCAGCCCGTACACGGCGTCTCGCCGCGATGCCGCTCACGATCAAACGGCCGCTCATGCCTCATGACTTTCAGCAAATCGTGATTCTCAACCCGGCCGAACCACGCCTCCGTTGCCTGACCCTGCGCATCGCGCGCCACCATCACGAAGCGGTCGTTCACCACGAACAGCAGCAGCACCCGGCCATCCCTCTCGACGTGCAAGAGCACCAC